TTTGTTAGTCTGAGTACCTTTAGCAGCATTAACTTCGTTATTAGCAGCACCTTGTTGTTGGCCTTTAGCCTCAGTTGATGCCGGTTTGCCAGCACCATCTCTAGCGCCACCAGACCCTACAGCACCACTACCATTTTGAGCATCTTGAATATAACTCATAGCCAACTGAACTGCCTCTGGATTATTAACAAGAGCTTGCTCGATCTGAGTCGGAAGATGTTTAACAGCTTCATCAAGAAATGCTAACGCAAAATCAGCAGTTGGATAGCCATATTGTTTCTTCATGTTCCAATACATACGAAGTGCTCTAACTGGGTCAATAGTACTACCCATAGTACCGTTGACGAAGTCGTTGTCAATCATTTGCCACATTGATGCCCGATCCTGTGTAATTTCAGTAGCCTGATCTACGCTCCAAGCGAAATCGTCACGGTAGTAATATTCGCCGTGCTTATCCTTTTCAAGGAACATATACTTTGACCAAACCTCTTCTTTAACAGTACCATTCGGTAACAAACTAATAAAAGACCGTTCTTCGTCACAAAACGCTAATAAATACTTAAATATTAATTCGTATACACCTGCATAGGCTATATTGCGCTGAGTCAGCGGAGCCGCTTGTCTGCTTTGTGAAGCCATCATTTGTAGTTGCTTAGCTTTACCAGAACGAGCCGATGGGTCATTTTTGCCCTGATCGGTGTCTGTTACACCGGTAGTACTCTTGGCATTTTGATACAACATTTCAGCCATTGTGATTTCTTCACTAATATCCGCCATTACTTGTTTTACCTGAATAGCAGCAGCTTCTTGAGCGCTTTCAACATTAACATAGGTAATCTCTTTACCTTCTTCAATGCGAGTGTCTTTTAACTTAGTTACGTAAGCTTTAGACATCTCGCTCTTATGCTCAGCTTTATTTAAAAACTTGTTTATTGAGTCCTGACTTTCCATAGCTAACTGAACTTCAGAAATACCATACATACTAAGCGGTATTTTATTAGCACGTTTAGGTACGAAAGGCAGTTGTCTGATCAAATAGAACGGAATGACTGTACCAGCAGGAATAGTTTGAGCATCATCTTTAGTCATAGCATCAGCACTTCTATCAGACGACGTGCCAGACCGATACGGATTAGTGATATACTCTAGGTCACTCTCAAGAGTTTGTTGTTTAACACCAACATACTTTAAATTTTTTCCACCACAGATAGGACATACATCTTTGTCAGGTACAACCGTATGACAGTCCATACACTCACGTCTACGTCTCATTCCCCACTCAACATCATTGCACAATACTATATGATTATCTTTGGTATATACGAATCGACCTACATAGCGATCTTGATTTAAATAGTATACTTCGATAACGTCCACCATGTCGGTGCCACCAATACTGACAATCTCACGATTGTACAAGTCAACAATCTGTGCTAATGTCATGGTTCGTTTCTCGAAGATATACTCTAACTTTTTATAGTTAGTGACACCTGCTTGTGGAATCACAGTGTCAATCGGACAGTTTTCTACAATGGGCATACCTGACCGTTCGTGCGTATTATCAAACGGATCCCACGTAACCTTCAACCAAGTTGTTGAGTCAATCAGACAAGACCGTTCAGACTCGTCCTGAGTCTCTTCTGACAACATTCTGTCCATCTCTTGCTTGATTAAAGACTCAGTAGCTTTAACAGGTAATAAGTCACTATGATACCTCGGTGTCATCTTAGGCGCTGGTATTCTCGGGTTAATCTTTTGCTCAACTAACTCATACGCTACTTTACGCATAGCCTTCATCTTAGCGTCGGTTGCCTCACCAAACTCATCCAACTGATTGAAAATACCCATGTAGGCATTTCTCCACACAGTTAGATTCTTAGTGTTAACACGACTCTTCTGGAACTCTGCTTCAGCTACTACAAACTTAGCGTCCCAAAGCTGCACCATCTCAGCCTCTTCGTCAGTATTGGCGTAGGGATTCTGAGCTGGTTTTAGATTGAGATAAGTTAGTACTCTTGAATCGCTAACAGATCCTTTTGGTAATTCGTCTTGTTTAGTCTCCATTGCTTTGCCTCCTCTCAACTAACATTGTCTTTTTATAAAACAAAACATAACCTCGTCTAGACAGCACCGAAAGTACCTCCTTCGTCTTTAGGTCTCCATTTAGCGTTCGCACCATGAAGACGAATAAACTCTTCTTTATCTTTTTGGTCTTTTAATGCCATATAGTCACTTTCCATCTCTGGCCACCAGTTAGAGTACCTTGTAAATCTCTGAATCTTCTTAGTGACTTTCTCTAAGCCGCTAAGCAAGCCGATACTTACTTTTATACCCTGACTGAACGCGTCGACCAAGTCGTCGTTACCGGCAAATGGAAAAGTGCCCAACTCTTGTTTGTAACAATTAGTGTAACTAAGACCTTGCTCTTCCCACACGAAATCGTTAGGTGAAGACAATAAAGCCGCATCTTTTTCACAAGGTATGTAGCATCTGCCGTCTCTTTGATACACAGATGCTGTCTGCGCTCTAGAGTATTTGCCACCCTCAGGGTCGATAGGAACTACTGACGGAAAGTCTCTTTCTGGGATATTTAGCTTGGTCCGCCACTTCTTAAGCACCTGTACGATGCCAGGACCATTAGCCTTATCCTCTATGTATATTGTCTCGATCTCTGGAAACTTTTTGACTAGATATATTACTTTGTCAATAGTGTCAGGTAAGTCCATTTGTCTCCTTACTAAATACCGTAAATAAGAATTACCCTGTTTAATACCAGTTATCTCCATTGCAACAAAGTCCGAAGTCATTTGATCCTTGAAGGTAGCGTCTATTGATAAATAAATACGGTCAAATTTATTTATCTGTTCTTTAGTGCTCCAATGTTTCTCGATCTCATACTCTTGCCAGTCGTCAGACTTGAACAAGTTGCCGAGCTCATTGCTAGGACTACCTTGGAATAGTGCATTATAGACATGAGCGCCATCAGATGCCAAGTATGATTCTCTAATCACTTCAGCCCAATGCGCGTCCTTGCCCATCTCTGGACAAATACCTTCACCAGGTACTCGTTTTAAAGGGTCTGTGAGTACATTCTCCTCAGTAGCAAGTGCCGTATAGTTATAATCACCAACAATAAAGTCTTTTCTATGGCGTCTCAGCCAACCTAGTAAATCATTTGGCACCCATCTAGTAGCCATTACTACACATAAACTGCCAGGATTACCAAGAAGACGAGTTTCGACAGTAGACATATATGCCTCAATATTGCCATCAATCATTACCTCAGACATAGCATCCTGCATGTTCTTGATAGGGTCATCAATAACGACCACGTTGCCAGTTTTACCAGTAACAACACCTCGAAGACCTGCACACGACATGCCACCGTTCGTATTTACATACAATTTAGTAGCCATGTCTAACACCATAGTCTCCCACTCGTCAGTAGACTGAATCTTGTCATGTATTTTGACTCGTCCATGAGTCAGACTAGGTGCAAACTCGGTGAATTTGTCTCTATTACGTCTGCCGAACCTAGAAGTGAAGTCACTAGCATAGCCCAACGTCAACACGCCTAGTCTAGGGTACTTAATAAGGCACCAAGATTGAAAAGACTCCGTAATGGTAAGACTATTGTGAGTTGGTAATAGTTCGTAACCAATTAAATAACTTCCATCACCCTCTACTGTAATACAATTACCAATAATTAACTCACCAGTATATGCTCCAGTAACAGATTTGATATAATATTTGTTTTTAGTGTCACTATCAATAGTAGTCTTATTTTCCAATACGGTTTGTTTTCGTTTCAACTTAAATATCTTGTCGGTTTTATTCGGAAAAAACACAACTCTAGTAGCAACTCCTTCAAAACCAATCGTCTGATTCTTAGTAACTCTGTCAGACATATTGGCTTTATACCCTAAAGATTGTATTAATGAAAATACTTGTAATGCTAAGTCGTGATTAGCCAGTGCAATTTCGCATTGACCACGACCATCACTAGATACATTACCGTCAGTGTCCATTAGTCCGTTTAGTAACTCTCGACGTTGCCTTTCGCTGCATAGAAACATATAGTCCGGAATGTGTTTATTGTCATACAATTTTAGTTGTCTAAGAACGTTAGATGGTATACCTTTGGCAATTTTGACCGTCTTTGATTCTCTGCACGGAACCAGTCCATACTCCAATATGTCCGCCTCAAGGCCACATATTTCACCAGTAGTACTAAAGCCATCACCAAGCCACAACCCGAATAAATATGGATCTATTGGTAAGTTACTCTCAGGTAAGTTCAAAGGTTTTGCCGTCTCTATGTATGGAGCACGTTCAGTTAAATAGCGAGGAGAAATCGGTCTACCATTTCGTCTAATATCAGGCGTCATGATTTGCCGGCTCTCGACTAACTTTGTATAATGGTCGTTTGGCTTTTTACTACGATCCGTATAATTCACGTTCCATAAGTGTTGTGGAGAAAAGCCATTGATACTAAAACTTTCAAAATTGATACTAGTGTTAGGTAATAAATAATTAGGATGTACATGAGTTACCAATTTAGGATTTCCATCTGCTCCAAACACATAGTCCCCAACTTTTAAATCACCATGTGTCGTCCAACCTTTAGTCGTTAATATTGGAGTATTCTTAGAAGCCCCTTTTCCAGTTTGCGGAGGTGCACTTAACAGTATAAGGCCGTATGCCATACGGTGAAAATTGGGTCTGGAAGGATCGTAAGGTTTGGTTCGGTCAACTAAAGCCTGCATTCCGGGAGATGGGTTAGGTCCACGTTCGAATTCTCGTTGCAAGTTAGCAGCCATACTATAATGGTACGGAGTCATCTGATAGCCAAAGTTTACACACTGTAAATAAGCAGGATACGACTTTACACATTTACGTAATACTACTTCTCCTGTTAGTCCTTCCCAGCTTATAGTGTGATTTCTAATCGACATTATCTCTTTTTCGGTTAATAGTTGGTATCCGTATTCAGCTTGTAATTCGCTAAGCGTAATCATTTGTCACCATCTTCTTTCGCTTTAGCCTCTCGGTGAGCTACAAGTAGTGCCAGTTCTTCATCGTCCAGCTCTTCATATTGGCCGGTGCCGATACTAATCTCTTCTTTAACTTTACCAGCAGTTCTATCAAGAACAAGGTTAAATGTAGAAGTGTCATATCCAGCACGAATCAAGTTCGCTTCAACAATTACTTCAGCTTTCATTGGCTTTCTGTCTTTGTCGGCGTCCTTTAAGGTTTTTTGGACACTAAGATAAGCTGCTTGGTATATCTGTGATTCTAGTGTCGGATTACCAGCTTTGTCTACTACTTCTAACGGAGCGGCCGCTTCACCATTGAGTGACGTGTTCATTAAATCTTTCCATGCTTTCTTAGCAAATCTCTCATCGCTAAATAAGCTGATATGCTCTAGTTTTTCACGATCCCCTTTAGTCATCAGTTTTACCTCCTTTCTGATGGTCTTTACGACCTACGATCAGTGAATAATATTCTCTATTATATCATACACCCAACCTGCGAGTTTCCGTTACTACCTGGGTATTTTAGCTAAAAATTTTTTAAAAAAATTTACGCACGCGTGTATAGGCATTATAAAGAATGCACGCGCGTAATCTATTTCAAATGACTAGGGTTATCGCTGGTGATTTTTATGGCGCATATAGGCTCTAACCAACTAACACCGATTAGAGGAGCGGCGTGGCTAGGGCAATTTTTAATATATATCAAAATACCTCTAATGTAAGAAACGATCTTTGACAATTTAATCCCTCACCCCTTTCCTACATGCTCACCCACCCCCAAATCTATTCATCACGGTTAGCGTTCGAACCTTAATACGACGCAAACATATGGAGGAATCACAATGGAAAAATTAGTTTTAATGCGCAAGGGAAACGACGTATTCTTCGAAACACGCAAGCTCACTCGTGTCGATCAGACTACCAAGGGACCGAACAACGAAGTCATCAAAATCGAGGGATTACCCAACTCGAACGGAAAAAAGTGGGTTTCGCTTAGCTTGCTTGCGCAAGGAATCAATGAACTCACTTGCACCGCCAAAACCACCACTCGTCATGCACAAACCCCAGCACAAAAACAGCTCTATACTCTCACGCCTGAGGAAGCTCTCTACGTCAAAGATCTGCAATCCCAGATCGACGCGATCATCGAGGATGCTAAAGCTCGATATGTTCCGAAGCCCGATCTTGACATCGATCCGTCAAAGATGACAACTGAGGAACGCGAAGCTAAAATCGCCGAAATCATGAAATATTACAACCTCGCTGCAAAATAACTTCAAAAAAGAAAACTAACTGATTGTTAGTTAGTTTTCTTTTGCTCTACTTTACCAGTGTAAGTGATGTGAATACGCAAACGATGCAACAACCCAGGAGGTTTTTAGTATGAGCAACAATAGCACTTTAGCTTTTCGTCTCGCAGTCGCGTTGAAAGATAACGACACGATACATGATCGGGGTATACTAACTTTTTACGACGATGTGTTACAAACTCGTCTCGCTGATATTAATGAACCAAAGTTGCAACCCACGAAAGAACTGTTACTCGGCATGGTTGATACAATCATAACCTTTAACAGTAATAACCAAGAAAATGTACACGGTTTAGAAGCTGCCACATTCCTCAAGCTCGAAAACCTCGCATGGAAGACTTACGCACAATTGATCCGAAAAGCTTACCGCGAAGGAACCGCGTTGAGAATCAGACACCTCAGCATCAAATAGCTCTAGAAGTTAGAAGGCTAGCGATCAACTAGCTAGCCTTCTTTTTGCTTTACTTAACCAACGCAAACGACGCAATAACCCAGGAGGTTTCATATGTCACAATTTACAGCTTTAGACGGTGAAGTTTCAACAGCTAACGGGATCGTCAATATCACTGAGATCGAGAACGAATTCGAACATTGTGATACCGAGCGCCAAATGCTGCACGTTTTAGCAGCTTATTTGTGCGGTAGTACTTGGACAATTGATGACGTAAAGAGCTTAATTGATCGAAGAGTTGAAGAAATGTACAAATAATCGTCAGAAGTTGAGCGAAAATGAGAGAAAAGTGATCGAAAATAATTTAATTTCCGGACGATCATAAATTATCCCTAAGTAATGATTTTTTCAAATTATATTATATACATATAGTATATA